GATAGGGCCAGACTTAAAGCACTTGGCGCCCCAACAAATAAAGGACATATGCAAAATCTAACCTGTGAAATTACCCCAGACGAAATAACAGAACATATTTCTAGTGTGTTCGATTATTCGTTCATTGATGGCCAAAGTGTTTTTGTACCGCCTAAGTTTGATGTAGAAGCTTTGGATGAAGATTTCCAGATTGGCCTGATCGTTGGCCCAAGTGGCACAGGTAAATCTACAATCTTGCGCGAATATTTTGGCAATGAGCCGATTGTTGAATGGGACAAATCAAAAGCCATTTGTTCGCATTTTGATTCCGCACAAGACGCTGAAGAACGGTTGGGGGCTGTAGGACTAAACAGCATACCTGCTTGGGTCAAACCCTATCACGTATTGTCTGAGGGCGAAAAGTTTAGGGCAAAGTTAGCTAGGCTTTTGAAGTCAGGCGCCGTCATAGATGAATTTACAAGTGTGGTGGATAGGCAAGTAGCAAAGGCTTGTAGCTACGCAATTCAGCGGTATGTACGCGTAAAAGGGCTGCGGCGCATAGTTTTTTGTACTTGTCATTATGATGTGGCCGAATGGCTTGCGCCAGATTGGACATTTGATACTTCAGCCAAAGATGGGCGTATGTCCACAGAAAGGTCAGTTCGGCGGCCAGAAATCGTTTTGGAACTCCTACCTGCTTCCTCCAAAGCTTGGTCAATGTTCAGCACGCATCACTATCTTGACGCAAACATCAATAAAAGTGCTAGATGCTGGCTAGCAGTTTGGGATGGAACAGTTGTAGGATTTACCAGTGCGCTTACATTCCCTAGCGGAACAGTAAAGAACGCATGGCGCGGACATCGTACGGTTGTATTGCCAGAATTCCAAGGTTTGGGCTTAGGCGTACGAATCAGTGATGCTGTGGCTTCTATCTTTGTGTCGCAAGGCTGTAGATTTTTTTCTAAAACAGCCCATCCAAGAATGGGCGAATATAGGGAAAAATCCCCTAACTGGCGTCCAACTTCCACAAATAAAAAGCACAGAAAGGATTATTCTTCCATGCAAGCCAATAAATTTCGTTCGGAGTCTACATTAGCAAAACATATCGACAGAATATGTTATTCCCATGAATTTATAGGAGATTGTGTACAATGAAAGGTCGCTTCATTTTTATCATTGACTTTGACGCCAAAGGTCGCTGGGGCAGTGGCCCCGAAGAAGTCGAAACTGCCATAGACGATGAAAGATTCAAACTGGAAGAACTGGTCGATGACTTCATCCATACGTCCCAGAGCCATCAAAACCACCTTACCTACGTAAGTAGCAGTTTTGCTGTGCGCGAACGGCGCGGCAAACAACTATCTGATTTAACCAAAATGAAATTGCGCAGGAGTTAGTTCTATGTCTACGTCCGCCTTAGAACAAAAGGTACTATTGGCGCTGTGCCAAAAGGAAATCTATGCCGCCAACAAAACCAATCTATCTTCTAAGCTTTTTGAAGGCGCCCTAGAAGATATTTACACACTAATTGTGCAAGCGTACGAAAAGTTCCCAGAGCTTGCTAAATTAAACAAAAGCGAATTGAAGGTTCTGTGGGATATGCAGAATCCGTACGCATCTGTGGCGCAAAAGAAGGAGTTTGGCGCCTACCTAGAAGATGTCTTCAGTATGCCGCCAGACATTGCGACAGATGTTATGAATTCTTATATACACAATCTATGGGAACGCCATGTAGGGCATAAAATAGCTTCACTAGGGCTAGCCCTTTCGGAAGGTGATAAAGAAGCCATGATGGGGCTTCTGAAGCTTCTGGAGTCCACTAGGGCCGGATTTATGCCCACCGATTTTGGCCCCCCAACTACACAAGACATAGATGTGCTGCTTGGGTACGCCAGCAATGACCATAGATTCCAATTCAATATCGAAACCTTGGCTCGCCATGTCTACGGCATTGGGCGCGGCGAATTCGGCGTAGTCTTTGCGCTGCCAGAAACAGGCAAAAGCGCCTTTGCCCTGTCGCTATGCTGTGCGCCCAACGGTTTTTGTGACCAAGGCGCCAAGGTCTTGTACTTAGGCAACGAAGAACGCACAGAACGCATTATGCTGCGTGCCATACAAGCCTATACTGGCATGACCCGCGATGAAATAGCCAAGGCGCCAGCCAAGGCCAAGGCTATCTTTTCGCGCATTGCTGATTTTCTTGTAATGAATGACACCCAAGATTGGGATCTACAGCATATTGAAGCGTACATCGAAAATGTGGCGCCTGACGTAGTAATCCTAGACCAAGGCGACAAAGTTCATATTGGCGGCACGTACAGTGCGTCCCATGAACGCTTGCGCGAATTGTTCAAGAACTTGCGCGAATTGGCCAAGCGGCGCAACTGCGCAATTATTACAATTAGCCAAGCGTCTGCGGAAGCTAAAGGCCGTACAAGACTATCCCCCTTCGATATGGAAGGCTCAAAGATAGGCAAGGCTGCCGAAACAGATTTGATTATTGGAATTGGCAAGCATGAAGCTGGCGACATTGACGATTCAGAAATCGACAATAGCCGCTATCTGACTGTTTCTAAAAACAAATTATCTGGGTGGCATGGCACTATCATCTGTAACATTGAGCCAGAAGTATCCAGATACGTAGTCTAATCAATCACTTACAAATTATTTTTGGGCGGCCTGCTGTTTTTGCTTGCCGCCTTACAAAAAATAGTTTAGGCTTACGCCCCAGTGGTTGTGGCCAAAAAGAATTATTCTTTAAGTAATTAAAATTATTAAATATTTAAAGATATAATACTCTATAATCTTTATTTCTTTATTTCTATACCAGAAAACCAGAAAATATGCCTAGTCAGAATGATCTATCCAAAAGACTTCTTGGATATATAGATCCTTTCCAGAATACTAAGAATACTAAAATAATCAGATATCCTATCCTTGGGCGCTTTGTACTGACGCACACGCCTGACGATCTGGAAATACCAGATGAGTACAAGAACTGGACGTTCGACAATGAAGTTAAGTATCTTGTACGTGATCTTCCTGTTACTGCCCACTATCTAAGTAAGCATAAGGAGCATTCTGTTGTACAAAGCGTGGAGCAGGCGCTGATTGGCTATCGTAAAGGCTTACAAAGACGCCAAAGAAGCATGCCGTTTAAAGACAAGATTACAATGAACTGGGATTTCTACCATCTGGATATAATCGCCAAGTCCCTTTTAGATGCCCGCATAAAAGTTTTTTACGAAAATAGCGATTTGCCGCTGGCAAAATACAGCATTTCGTATAGGTTTAAATATAAGTCGATGTTGCTTCCACTATTTCGTAACTATGAAGAAAGGAACATTCATGAAGATAGGGAAATAAACTATGGAGTCAGCCGCTACCTCCACAAGTTCGACAAATATTGATAATACTGGTGACAGTAAGAATAATTACAGGTGCAGTCACTGCCATACCTTGTACATGTATGAATTGACTGAGCTTACCACTGCTAGCAAAAATCCGTACCGTGTGTGCGATCTTTGTAAGCGCAAAATAGACAATACAGTCTTCCAGAAATATCAAGGGTACCACTTCTAACTACATTCTACATTCTACATCTACAGCAGGGGCGCAAATGCTACTTAACTATAAGCAGGTAAAACAACAACTTAGGTGCGGCGGAATCCTTTTGGCCGAAGCCATTAAAGAATTAAGCATCAATCCTACCGTCTACGGAAACACAAAGTTACTGACGCCAGATCAGTACAACAGTGTAAAGAACTTCATTGCCGCAAAAAGACCTGTGCCGCGTGCCAGACCTACAAATACCGGAACCGCTACTGCCACCTCCGTACAGCTACAGTTGCCGCAAGAACAAACCAACAGCGCCCCTCCTTTGCGCGTACAACTGAGCCGCAGTGATTCGTACTATGCGGAACTCAGGGCGCAAAATGCGTGTCGTTTGCTTAAAGAATCCAAAGTTAAATTGAATTACAAAGAATCTTCTAGGATAGATTTCTTGGATAGATTCGTTGTAGGGTTTAAGGCTGAAGCAGCCTTTGCACGCTTGTTTGATTTGCCGATGCCGTCTGCGGCACCAATGTGGTCAGATGGGCGCGTAGACTTTTGGGTCAACAATATTTCTGTAGATATCAAGGCTAGCACATTTTCTGGGGCCAACCCTTATTTAGTGTTTGACAGTGCCGAAAATTTCGGGTCTGATATTGCTTGCTTGATGCAGACTACAGACGAAGACATGGATGTCTTCACCTTTAACGGATGGATTAGCCGAAAAGATTTCTTGGCCCAAGCGGCCACAAGAAATTTTGGGCAAGGCAACCGTCTGTGCGTATCTTCCAGTAATCTTCAGCCGATTGAAAGGCTGTGGCGTTTCTTTAAGGAAAATCAAAATGACACTCAATACCAGACCACCAGAGTCTTTTCTGCCAGCGATCTGCGTTGATCTTGAAACAACAGTTCAAACAGATCAAGAAAGAGGCATAAAAGACAACAGCCCGCACAATCCATTAAATCAGATAGTATCGGTACATTGGCGCTTCATTGACGCTGATGGAGTCTATTCGGCCCCAAAGCACTTTGTACTGTTCCATAAGGAAGTACAAAAGCAGGATGCTGCCGACATAGACATTTCTGGTTTTGTGGAAGACCTAGCGGCTGCAAATACTTTTGTGGCCCACAACGCGAAGTATGATTTAGCATATATAGAATCATTCTTTCCGCCAGAAGTTCTATCCAGCGTACCAG